ATCTAAACCTCCTAGTATGGGTAGACCTTTAACAGAAGATGAACGAATTTTTGTTCAAGAAAATATGGCAAAACATAAGGCAGCAGCAAATGGACAATAATTGCCCAGCTTGTGGTTGCGATCTAGATAAATGTATTTGTGATGATTTTTGTGAAAACTGTGGGGCTTAATCGTCTTCAGTTTTTCCAAATACATCAGGTAACTTTGTTACCTTTACTTGTATGTTAGTTTCAATATCATCGGCTGTTGTATCTGTTTCAGGATTATCTACATCAGCTTTAGCTGCTTCTTCCGAATCATAATCAGCACCTGTTTTTTTATTCTTTACTTCTCGGTGAACTTCAGGTTGTAAAATAGCCACTTCCTGACCTTCAACAATTTCTTTACCAATCTCTTTTGATTCTTGTACTTTTTTAAACGTCATACTGTTATCTCCATTAAACTTATTAATATTTTTACTGCACCTGTTAATTTAATTGCATCAGCTTGTTCTAATACAATAGGTTGCGTTAATATTTCATTTTCTGCACCATCAGCTAAACTTTCTTTAAACAATTCTATTTCTAAACTACTATTACTACTATCTAACACTGTTACTGTTGTAGTAATAGCACCACCTGATTGATTAGATAAACGAATGCTTTTAACCAAAGCAGTCGTTGGAGGAACAGGAGGTTGAGAATTTTGATCTGCTGTTGGAACTGTGTAAATAGTTCCTGTTGCGCTACCTGATCTACTTATAAATAAATCAGCCAAGGAACCACGTCCTTGCTGTCGATTCATCTTTTAAATCTTGTTGATAACCAAAATTTAATTGCTGTACTATTTGCTCTAACAACCTTGTTAAAATATCAATTATACTAGGTTGATACTCAGGAGTTGCTTGAGGAAATCTTGTTGTTGTAATTTTAGCCATTATCTGCCTCCATCTGGTTGTACATCTAATCGTAGTGTACCATATCTCCATTTATCACCAACAGCGTCACTGTCAATACGAACATTTGCTTGTCTTCCTCTACCTCGTAGATCAAATTTTTCTGTTGTAGCAACGACTGTTCTTACAACAGTTGTGTTTGTTGTTGCACTTGGATATGTTTTAAATTTTAATGTTACATCTACGGAGCCTGTCAAATCTTTAAAGTTTGGAATACCTCTTCCTATATGTAAGAAGGGTTGACCATCAGCAATATCAAAATCACCTGATTCAATAAATGCTGTAATTGGTAGTGTTACGTTATCATCACCTGTTTCTTGCTGATACAAAGTAGTTGCTCCCGCTGTTAAACCATTAATAACATTGTTATCTGCAATCCCTGTTGTCGAATATTCTGTAGCATATGGTTTTTGATAAACGCCATAATCTTGCCATGTTGTTCTCGCTAAAGATCCTGTTGACCAACAATCTTCTAAATAATTGTAAGTAACAAATCTGTCAATTTGCGTTGCATCATTTGAAGTATAAAACCATGTTACTTCATTAAATTCTGAGTTAACAGCAGCAAAAGTTTCTGGTTGATTTGTAATACTAAAATCTTCAAAAACATAATCTTGTACACTACAAGGCATTTTTGCAATAGCACCATCAAATTTATAAAAAGAATTTTGTGACATCCAAAAAGCTGTACCGTTTACATCTACTGCTGAGTGTAAAGATACAGCTCCACAGTTAGCTCCTATTTGTGTTAAGTTAAATGTAAAAGGTGCACCAACAAATTGTAATGCATTTAAACTTGTATCGGTCCAAACTAATACAGCGTTACGTGATCGAACGGCTGTTACAATTTTAGATCCGTCTTGTATTCTAAAAGATCCTGCTGTGTTTGTTGCTGTTGGAACCCATGTGTTGTAATCTTCTTGTGAAGCAAATCGTAAAAATAAATCATCTTGCGTAGTACTTGAACCAATGGTTGTTTCTGTACCAAATAAAAATACGTGTCTATCAGGCATTGAGACTAAGTTAAAACGTGAAACAGTAGGTGCAGCTGAAATAACTGCTGCTCTTGTTCCTGTTCCAGTGGATGTATCCCATCTAAAAGTATTTCCATTATTAACTGTTGCTAATAAATCTTCACCAAAGTTATCAAATGACCAGTTACGTCCTTCTATTGTAACGTTAGACGTAGAACGAGCCGTGCCCCATTCTTCTTTACCCCATTGCCAAGTACCCCAACCATAACCGTATTGTGATACGGCTGTGCCTACAGATATTTGATAAGTTGCTGTCGCTGTAGCAGTTGATGTTCCTGTACTTGTAGCCGCAGTTGCCGTAGTAATGGTGTAAGTATTAGCAGTAGGAACTGTTAATATTTGATATTCAGCATCCATTGTTGCTGCAGGTATTCCGTTAACAGCACCTGATGTACTTGATATGGTTACAAAATCTCCAACCTCTGCATTATGACTTGGGTCTGTAACTGTAACTGTTGTAGTAGAAAAAGTTTCAAAACCTGTAATTGATCCTGTAGCTCTAATAGGTGTAATGTCATAAGCAATACCTTCTGAATAAATATATAATTTTCTATCTGTTCCGATGGCCGTGTATCGTACACCATCTAAAGAAGTCCATGCATGCATGTCTCGTGCAACACCAACTAAAGTACTATTAATTAATTTAATCCACCCACCTATTTTTTCTGGCAAGCCATAACGAAAGCGTACCATATCAGAGTCAGTCCAACGTCCTGCCGCTCCGTACTCGGTATCTTGTTTATCAATGCCAGGGGCAAAAGCTATTTTTGTTAAAGGCATTATGCAATCCTCATAAATCTATATGAAACTTCACCAGCGCCACCAGCCGTTCCTCCAGATTGTGGTTGTGCACCACCTCCACCACCGCCAGAACCTCTTGTTCCAGCAGAACCAGAACCTCCAGCAGGAGCGCCTGTACCACCAGTTACAGCGCCTGGACCTGCATAAGAAGATCCACCTGTACCGCCAGCTATTTGACAGTTGTCTCCGCCACAGTTTCCTGGGTTAGTTCCTGCATTTCCTGATCCGTTAGAATTAAATGTTCCAACAGGGCCAGTATTAAATGTTGTTATATTAAGACCATCAACAGTAGTTCCTGTTGTTAAAACTGTACCTGAAATTGTTGCTGTTCCAACAGCGCCTGTAGCATTACTACGAAGTGGTCCCTGTACACCGCCACCAGAAGCAGAACTTCCTGCTCCGCCTGATAATGTAAATAAACTACTTGATGTACTACCACTAACAGTTGTGTTTCCACCAGATGTAGCTGTTGTATTATATCCACCGCTAGTTCCTGCACCGCCAGCTCCTGCATTAATTGTAAGAGTTTCGCCGCCTGTTACTGTAAAAACTTTATCAGAAATATAACCACCAGATGACCCACCAGCTCCTGCTGATTCACCACCAGCTTTATCATATTCGGCACCACCTACACCGCCACCTCCACCTCCAACAGCAAATTGAAAATGAATAGCATTAGCGTTTGCTGGTACAGCAACAGATCCAGTAGCTGTAGAAAAAGATGCGGGAGTATCAAATAAAGTAAAGACAGTTCGCCATGAACCACCGTCTTTTACATAAGCATTAGTTATTGTCTTGTTGGTAAAGGATGTACCGTCTCGAACGTAAACTTGAGTTCCAGCATCTGAACTTATTTCACGAAAAGTACCACCATCTTTTACATAAATTGGCATAATAAATTACGTATATTTGTACCAAATGTCTCCATCAGATCCACCACTAGGTGCAGATGTACTCACTGTTCTTGTGCCGTTAGCGTTTGTTCCTGCTGTAGCAGAAATAAAAGCCTGTACATCACTACCAATAGCAACACCTAAGTTTGTTCTTGATGTTCCTGCCGCAGCAACATCACTTAAATTGTCTGCTTCTTGCAATACACCAGTAACAGCAGTGCCTGAAAATTTATATTTGATAGATTCATAAGTTGCCATATTACTTCTCCGTTAGTTTCCAACCATAAGTTGCGCCTGAGTATACTAAACTAAAAGCTGCATCTTCGGTTGCTACAGTTAAATCTGCTGTAGCTCCATTAATTTTTAAACTATTTCTTCCGATTGTTAAATTGTTTGTATCAAATGTACTTGCTAAATCTACAAATCTTACCTCATCTCCTGTAGAAGGAGCTGCTGGTAAAGTAATTGTGAAGGCTCCGCCAGTTGTATTAGCAAAGATTTTATCTCCACTTAAAGCTGTATAGGTAGTTGTTTTAGTAACCCACGTGCCACCCGATGTCTGGAGTTCATACCAATTAGTACCATCAGTAGCTAAGAAAACACTTGTTTGAGGATTAATAACATAGGTATTACCTGAAGCACCTAGTCTAGCTGTAACCGTATATGTTGCTGCCGCATTTCTTAAAAAATATAATTTTTCTTTTGCTGTAAATTGAACAATGTGATTGGCTGCCGCATTTGTAAATATAATAGCAGCTTGTCTGTTTTCATTATCTGCTTGTGTAGCAGGGCCATTTGTGTCTGTTAAAACTGTTGTCGTTCCTGATGATATATTCTTTGTATATACACCAGCTATTGACTGCTCTAATGATTGTGAAAAGTTGTTATTCGTAGTCGTACCCCAAGCATTTGCTTGATCTCCTACCCCTATTAACTCTATCTGTAGTCTGCTTGAATATGTTGACATAATTTACCTACGCTGCATCTCGCCATGTATTTGTAGCAGAATCATCAACATTTGTCCAAGTATTTGTGCCTGAGTCAGGTACCACTTGCCATGCATAAACTGCTTGATCTCCTTGAGCTAGAGTCATAGCTTGGCCTGTTACTTCTACTTTAGCTTCGGCATCAACTGTAACTGTTCCGAGAGCCGTGTTGACTGTTTGACCAGTAGGTAAAACTGTTGCTGAAGCATTTATAATAGAAGCACCAAGCGATGCTGTCATTGACTGTCCAGTGACCGCTGCTACACTTGTTGTAACTACACTAATTGTTCCTAACGCTGAGGTTAAAGCTTGTCCTGTTACAGCAATATCTGTAAGCGCTTCAACAGAAACTGTTCCGAGAGCCGTGGTCAATGCTTGACCTGTCAATGCTCCTGTATTAGCTGTCGCTGTTACTGTTTCATCACCTAAGAATAAATCTAAATCAGGTTCAGACGAAGCATCAATTGATACTTGACCACCTGCCGTTACAGCGAATGTTCCTATAACTACATTTAATCCAAAACCACTAACTGATACGGTTGGGTTAGCTACGGCAACAGCAGTCGCTGTTCCTAATGCTGATGTTATGTCTTGACCTGTTACTGCAGCAACAGAAGTAGTTACAACAGTTTCATCACCAAGAGTAAGATTTAAATCTTGACCTGTTTCAACAACAGTAGTTCCTGCTCCAACAACCTCTGCTCCGAGAGCTACTGTTAAAGCTTGACCTGTAACAACCGCTATGGCGTCTTGTTTACCTAATGATGATAATGGTCCTTCTGAAAAGGCTAAAATACCTAGAGTCATAAGACTCTATTTTAACTATAAAAAGTGAATTAGTCTACTGTGCTTTTTTATAATACGAAGGTAATCCAAGCATAGGCCTACCATCAAAAGCATTACTTTCTTGAAACTGCCCCGCTTTATTATTGTAGTGTAAGAATACTTGACCACAGTCTTGACCTTCAAAAGCATCACGCCAATGTTCTAGATCACATCCACTATACACAAGCATATCTCCTGGTTTTAATATAACTTTTTTACCTTTGTTACCAAACCCTTCTGAAGGATCTAAATAAATAGGCCATTCATCACCACCTAAATTTAAAGTACATGATATTTCACACGAAGGTCTATCTTTGTGTCGATGTAATACATCTCCAAATTTATAGATACGAGCATAAGTATAAGTGGGAACTAAATTCATTTTGGTTACTTCCATCATTTTTGGTCGTACTCGAACCATTAATGTTTCCATAACAAGATCTGCATAATGAGAATAGGTGTCAGGTATTTGATTATCTTTCCACGTTCCCCAACTTTCATCAAAAGGAGATATATACCGTGTATCTTGTAAGTGTTTTGCTACTTGTCTTTTGTTTAAAAAATAAGCATAACAAAAACTAGCTACGTCTTTTGGCACTGCTTTTTTAATTACTTCATATTTATCTTTTTCAAAACTCATTTTATTCTCCTGTTAAAAAATTAAAATTTATAGATACTCTAGTAGATGTATCTGATTGAGTAATTCCATAATGCTTAACATTGTCAAAAATAATTAAATCATTTTGTTTAGATTTAACTGTTTTATTCTCAATAACAGTTCCACCATTACAAGTATCTAAATTAAATAATGCTATAAAACACTTTTTATCGTCCTTTACGTAGTCATAGTGACTTGGTTGATTAATAGGTTTATCTTTGTTTGTATAAAGATTTGCTTTTATTCTGTATATTTTTTCATAATTTTTTTTCTCTTTTATAAATTTTAAAATAGGCTCTAATAAAAAATAAAAACTTGAATTAATTTTGTTTCTTAAAAAAAACATATGAGTAAACATAAAATCACCATCTCCTTGCGTGGCAATTCCTGGATAGAAAAACCAAGGAAAATCGTCACCTAACATAATATCATACATTTGTTTCATATAAGAATCTTCTAAAACTTGCGAATATACTTTAAACAAAAGGCCATCCTTGATGCCAATTAACTAATGAATATCTGGTACCTGATGTTACTGGAGTAACACGGTGCCAAACAAAAGAAGGAAAAATTGTTACCGAACCTTTTAACTTTGCAGGTTTTATAACATGAACTTCTTCTCTTTTAGGATCATTTACATTTATTTCAAAGTCACCACCTTCATATTCACTACCATCTACTAAAGCTACGGTCATTGATAATTTTCTTATCTTACCATTTTCATTTGCTTTTGTTCCACTATCAGTGTGCCAATCATAATGTTGTTTTTTTGATCCTACATATTTTGTAAATTGACAAGACTCAGAATAATCCCATTGAAAATTCCAACCTGCATTGGCATTTGCTTCGTGTACTAAAGGATGTAACTCACGGTAAATCCATACAGGATCCATCCATACAACATTTGAGTTACGTTGTTTTTCTAATTTTTTTTGTTCATTAGGTGTCATGTTATCTGGATCATGTCCAAAGGTAACACCTGTTTGTTCTTTTAATTCTTTTCCATAAGCAACAATATCATCACATATTCGTGATGGTATAGCTCCATGAAAACACCAATAATAATTTTCTAACTGCATTCTAATTTTCTTATTTTATCTTATACCTTTTTTTAAAAGGTATGCAAATTAGTTTTGATACTTATACCGAATGACTACTAATCCACTACCTCCAGCACTACCTGAGTTACTAGGTTGACCACGAGCTCCATTACCGCCATTACCTTCTTGTGCGGATACACCTGCTGCATCCCCTGGAGTACCACTATTAAATCCACCAGTTCCATAAGTAGTTGCACTACCTGTAATAGAGTTTGATGTTCCTGCTCCTCCTGGATTAAGCGTTGCATTACTTGGAGATGTATCACCAGCGCCACTAGAACCGCCCCCAGAGCCACTTGCTCCAGTAGCAGAACCACCCGCTCCACCAGAATTACCTTGAGGAGGACTTACAGGGGGAGTGTTTCCTGCACCTGCAGATCCTGGTCCAGCATCTGAGCTACCTCCGCCACCACCAGATCCACCAGCAACACCATTTCTTCCACCACCAGCATTACTACCTGATCCTGCTCCACCACCACCTGCTGAAGTAATAGATGAAAAAATTGAATTTACACCAGAGGGTGCCTGCGATTGAGGACTTGCTGCACTTCCACCCGCTCCTACTGTAATTGGATAAGCTTGTGCAGACACAGATAATCCTCCTGTAGCTGGATTTGGAAAGGAAAATCTAAATCCTCCTCCACCGCCACCGCCACCTTGATGACCATTTTCAGAATAACCTCCACCGCCACCGCCAGCAACAACAAGATAATCTACTGTATTTGACCCTTGTGAATTACCTCCATTACTTACTGTAAAAGTACCAGAAGATTCAAAACGATGAATTTTAAAATCACCTGATGTTGTTTCTGTGCCGCCTGAAGCAGTTACATATTGAGGGCTTGATATTTTTCCATCACTATTATTAATAGCAATCCAACCTTGAGTTGAGTCTTGATAAAGTATTGTTATTGATTCTCTTTCATTTATTAGACTAGAATCTTGAGCAACGCCTTCTATTTTTTCAGAACCATCAGGAGCAATAGTACATGCATTTGAACCCCAAGTTCCTGCATAATCTACCAAACCTATTTGAGCACCAGCAGAACCTGCTGGTAAGTTTACGGTAACAGCGCCACCTGTTGTATTTACTAAATATCCTTTTCCTGCCACAGCAGTAAATGTTGATGTCTTTACATCGGAGGTTTGCCAATCAAGAGCACCAAAGCCCGTTGCGGTACCATTGTTTGATAATGTGCCTGTAACGTTTGCCGTGCCAGCTATTGTAAGTGTGGCTCCTGAAGGTAATGTTATAGTGTCACCTGAAGCGCCTACTTGTAAAGCCGTACCTGATTGAGGTTCTATCTTGTCTGTTTTAAGTGTATTATTTACGCCGTCAATTTCAATCGTCATAATGCCTCTTTGATAGCATTATTTTATAGCAATTGGAACTGAAATGAAAGAGCTACTATTGGGTCTTTATTAAAATTTTTGCTTATGGAATGTCTTAAATACGAAGAAAATATAATAAGAGTATCTTCTTTTAACTCTTGTTTCCACCGTCTTTTTTTGTTTCTTCCAAACTCATATTCAAACATAACAGTTGATGGTTTGTCTCCTTCTTTTAAACAATATAAAACAGATATTTCAGGAGATGCTTCATAATCCCAATCATCAATATGATGATGTGATCCTAAATTTTCATTAGGCATTAATACTAAACCACCTCTTTTAACAAGTATAGGAGTAGGTCCATATTCTCCTCGATAATGATCTCTCATATAATCATGTATCCAAGCTAGATGTTGATGATCATCTATCTTTACATAATTGTAATCAGCATACCAATCTTCGTTATCTAAACGTTTTTCTAAAACGTGATTACGAATGGCATTTGCTATTAAATTTTTTTTATTTACTTTAAGAAGATCAGAGACTTTATGTGTAATAACAAATTGTTCGGATAGAACTTTCTTACTAAACATTAATTATAAGGCAACCCAAGCAGAAGAACTAACATCCCATTTAAAATTATTAATTGGATCTTCTGAGTCTTTACAAATCCAACGAAGGTTGGTTTCATCCCAAGAAATTTCGTAAGGTTTTGCAGGATCTCCGTATGTTGTAACACTTGGATAAGCTACAGGAGCTTCCCAAATACATGTAGTTTCATTGACGACCCATGATGCATATGGTTTTGGCGGAATAAATGCGTCACGGTCCTCATCATAAGTATGACCTATTCCAGCATAATTTTTACGAAAAGCTTTAGATTGATCAGCAGATTCTACTTTTTGACCTGAACCATCTATAGTGTAATGTTTTCCAGAAGAAGTGTTATATGATGTTTTTTTCCATAAAGGCCATCCGTGTATATTTTCTAAAAACTGTATTCCAACAGTTTCATCTTCAATATTATCAGCATTTTTACAGTCTGCATCTGCAACGACTTCTACGCCAATAACTTTTGAATTAATTCCTAATTTTGCGAAATGTGCCATATCTATCTCCTTATACTATATTAAAAATCTTTTTTGTTAAACATTAATTTTGGTATTTATATCTTATAATTACAATACCTGAACCACCTAAACCAGATGGTTGACCGCCTGATCTTGAAGCACCGCCTCCGCCGCCAGTGTTTGTTGTACCTGCAACACCTACTGAACTAGAATTAGGCGCACCTGCACCACCGCCGCCAGCACCACCACTTGCAGCGAATGTTCCGCCGCCACCGCCTGAATAAGTGACATTCGAACCATTAATTTCATTTGGTGAACCTGCACCGCCAGCACCTCCTAAACCGCCTGTTCCACTTGGTCCATTACCAGCAGTTCCATCAGCGCCAATAGCATTGTGACCTCCGCCACCACCGCCACCACCGTAGTCGTTTGGTCCTGTGCCTGATCTTTTTGTTCCTAAACCACCATTACTGCCTTGAGGAGGACTTACGGGAGGTGTATTACCTGCACCGCCTGTTCCAGGAGTGGTGCTTACTGCTTTTGGATTTTCTAATACTCCGCCACCGCCACCACTACCTCCACTTATACCTACATTAAGATTGTTTGAAGGTCCAGGATCATAAGTTCCGCCACCGCCACCGCCAGCAGATGTAATTGTACTAAAAACAGCATTTACTCCAGGATTACCTCTTCCGTAATCAGGACCTGTTTGTGAAGCACCACCAGCACCAACTGTTATAGGATATGCTTGTGCTGAAACTGATAAACCACCTGTCGCTGGAGAAGGATAGTTTGTTCTAAAACCACCTGCACCTCCGCCACCTCCAAAATTTCCTCCTGAAGCACCGCCAGCAACCACTAAATAATTTACTGAATTAGATCCAGAAGCATTACCTGCATTTGTAACAGTAAAAGTACCTGATCCTGTAAATGTATGAATTTTAAAATCACCAGAAGTTGTTATTGTACCACCTGTTGCTGTAACATAAGGAGGGGCTAAATTTTGCACATTAGACTCTTGTACATATAACCACCCTTTGGTAGCATCTACATATACAAGAACAACACTTGCTCTATTTGTATCTATTGTAGAATTAACAGCGTCTCCTTGAATGTTAGAACTGTTTCTTCCTACTGTTAAATTGTTTGTTGCAAAAGTTGCTGCATAATCTTTAAATGCTACAATATTACCAGCACTAGGACTTGCAGGTAGTGTAGCAGTAATAGCTCCACTTGTTGTGTTTATAAAATATCCTTCACCAGATACTGCTGTAAAGTCTCCTGTTTTAAGAGTTGATTGCCAATCAATAGCAGAGGTTACTAATGTTGTAACATCAACAAAACCTAAGTTACCTGAACCATCTGTTTTAAGTGCATTATTAGCACTACCATCTGCATCAGGTAGTATAAATGTTTGATCAGAAGAAACCGTTCCTGGTGCTTTTAAACCTATATAATTTGAGTTATCTGAATCAAATAACTTTACTTCGCCTTGACTATTAATTTTTATTTCAGACATAAATGTTTTTTACCATATTAATTTTGATACTTGTAGCGAATAATAACTAAACCTGAACCACCTGCTCCAGTTGAGTTAGGAGAAAAAGATCCAAAACCTTTACCTCCACCACCGCCACCAGTGTTAGCTGTACCAGGAGAAGCTGTGTTTGTATTTGTTCCACCACCAGCGCCTCCTCCACCAGGACCTGCAGCGCCTCCTGCGCCTGCGCCTGATGATGGACCATCATAACCTCTGTTGCCTCCACCACCACCACCTGCTCTTGTAACAGGGGATGCATTAATTGAAGAAGCAGTACCGTTGCCACCAGCAGCACCAGATCCACTGCCTGCGCCAGGACCTGTAGGACCGTTGCTTCCTACTGAACCTATACCGCCACCACCAGATCCACCTAAAACTCCTGTCGGATATGTTGGTGTAGAGCCTCCTGAATTTCCTTGAGGAGGAGATACTGGAGGAGTATTACCAGCGCCGCCAGTAGTAGAGGTAGAAGAATTTCCATCAGTTCCACCTCCTCCTCCGCCAGATCCACCAGCAGTTCCATTTGCTGTATAACCACCACCAACGCCACCGCCTGCAGATGTAATAGAACTAAATACAGAATTAGCACCACTTGCATTAGCTGCTCCTCCACCACCTACAGTGATAGGATATGCTTGTGCAGTGATAGGTGTTCCACCTGTAGCAGGGTTTGGAAAAGACTCTCTATATCCACCAGCTCCGCCACCGCCACCAGCTACACTTTCGGCTCCTCCTGCTCCGCCTGCAATAACTAAATAATCTACTGTGTTTGAACCATCTGAAGTTCCAGGAGCAGTAACAGTGAAAGTGCCACTAGATGTGAAAGTATGAATTTTAAAGTCACCTGATGTAGTAATAGTGCCTCCTGTAGCTTCAACATAATCAGGTTGTAAAAGATTAACATTATTTTCCACAGTGTATAACCAACCTCTTGTTGCATCTATATATTGTAAAACAACAGAAGCACGGTTAGTTGTTAAATCTGAATTAAGTGCTTGTCCCTGAATATTCGAACCATTTCTATCTATTGTTAATTTATTTGTTCCAAAGGTGCCTGCATAATCTTTTAAAGCTACAAAGTCGCCCACACTAGGACTAGCAGGCAAAGTCATTGTTGTAGCTCCTGCTGTTGTGTTAATAAAATATCCCGTGCCAGAAACTAAAGTAATGTTAGCATATTGAGGAGTAGTGTTCCAATTTATATCTGATGTAACTAAAGTATTTATATCTACAAAAGATAATGTGCCTGAAGCATTTGTTGTAATAATATTATTTGCTGAACCATCAGCATTAGGAACAATAAAGTCTTGATCTGCTGCAACAGTAGAAGGACTTTGTAAAGATACTTCGTTAGAATTATCTGAATCTTTTAGTGTAAGTTTTCCTTGATCACGAATTCGTACATTTGCCATATCATTAGTTTTGGTATTTGTATCTTATTATAACGACACC